CTCGAATATTGAACAGTATTGTGAAATCTTAAAGAACTTGGCTATTAAGAGAAGAGTGTGCGTGGATAGCTTGGAAATTCATAAACTATGCTTTGATGACACGGTTGGATCTGTTGAGGTTTTGGATAAGGCCCAGCAGATGGTGTCTGTGAATGAGAATGATATTTTGAACCAGGAACCTGTCCGGGCCGGTGATTTATTGCCCGATTTGATGGACAGGTATATGCGGGTGAATCGATCTGCGAACGGGATAACTGGGTTGGAGACGAAATTCACCCGGCTGGACAAAATGACGGGGGGGTTACAGAACACCGACTTGCTTGTTTTGGCGGCAAGGCCCGGAATTGGAAAAACCGCTTTTGCTTTAGACTTGGCAAGATCGTTTATTGAGGACCTGAGCCCGGTATTGTTTGTTTCCTTGGAGATGTCGAATGATCAGATCACCACTAGGATGGTGTCTAAGATATCTGGAGTTGATCAGAGGAAGTTCCGGGTGGGTGGAATTTTGCCGAAGGAATGGGAAAAGATTTCCGTCGCCATGGATCGGGTGAATATGATGCCGTTCTTTATCGACAGCCCGAAGGATTCGGATTTTGACGTGATTAAGCGCAAGATCCGGAGGGCGAAGCGAAGTTTGGGGTTAAAGATAGTGATGATCGATTATTTGCAGTTGATGGTGAAGCGTGGGGATTTTAACAGGCGGAAGGATCTGGAAGTCGGGGCGATGACCCGGGAGTTGAAGTTATTGGCGAAAGAATTAAACATCCCGATCTTGCTGTTGTCACAGTTGAATAGGAACGTCGAAGGAAGGAATGACAAGAGGCCGGTGTTGTCTGATCTCAGGGAATCGGGAGCAGTGGAGCAGGATGCTGATATTGTTATGTTTCTGTACAGGGACGAGGTTTATAATTCAGATCCAAATAACGAAAATAAGGGGATCGGGGAGCTGGATGTCCAGAAGCACAGGAACGGGCCGACTGGTATGGTGAAGCTGCAATGGGATGATAAGACGGCTACGTTTCGGAATTTTTATTATGGGATTGGTAGTCAATAAATAACTTGACTTTCACAAAATAATGGCGCATATAAAGCACATGGCTAAAAAATTACAATTAGACACGGATCGTATTTTAAGAGAGCTCCAATTGACAAACCAAAGCGTTGCTTGGTTGGCGCGGCAGTTGGGAGTTAGTCGGCAAGCTATGCACGAGACGTTAAGGAGAAGGCCGATTACTTTTGCGGATAAGGTTGGTAATGTTCTCGGGATAAACCCGAAGGATTTAATATTATAAAGTGTTTGGAGGATAGTAACAATGGCAATAAATGAAGCCTGTTCCCTTTGGATTGAACAAAGGATATCTGAAGAGTTGGAAGAAAAAGAAATAACCGGGAAATCGCTGCGCGAGATTGGGCGTGAAATATCCGCAGAGATTGAGAGGATATTTGAAGCGAAGGTAAAGCCGGAAACATTAACAATGAAAGCGTCGAGGATGCAGGGTGTAACAAATGTTACACCAGAATCAAAGGTTATTGAAACCATTACAGAAATGCCAAAGATATTAGAGAATAGACATCCACAGGGTGGCGGCACAAGAGAAAACGCCGGCAGAAAATCAGCCGATTATTGTCAACCTGCTATAGCCCTTGGCGAAAAAGAAATTTTAGCGGCGGCGAAAGAGATTAGGAATGAACAACGAGAACTAAAGAGGGGAGAAATTATTGAAAAACTTGAAAATATTAAAACGAAAACCGCTAAAGAAATAGATGGTGTTTACGATGTTCTTGTTATTGATCCGCCATGGCCGATGCAAAAAATAGAAAGAGATGAAAGGCCGAATCAGTCGGAGTTTGAATACCCGACCATGGCGGAATCAGAGCTTGAAATTTTAAAAATCCCATCCGCTGATGATTGCCATGTCTGGCTATGGACGACCCATAAGTTTTTACCAATGGCCTTCCGACTGATAGACGTATGGGGTTTGAAATATGTCTGCGTGTTTGTCTGGCACAAACCAGGCGGATTCCAGCCTATCGGGTTGCCTCAATATAATTGCGAGTTCGCACTATACGCACGAAAAGGAACCCCACAGTTTATAAACACCAAAGCATTCCCGGTATGTTTCAATTCACCGAGGGGCGCTCACAGTGAAAAGCCGGAAGATTTTTATGATGTTGTTCGCAGGGTAACGGCCGGCCGGCGGCTGGATATGTTTAACCGGCGTAAAATAGAAGGTTTTGACGGATGGGGGATTGAAGCGCTTTGAATGGATGGCAGCAAGATAAAAAGTGGTCGGATCAATTTCTCCCTGAAATAAAATCTATCCTTGGCGTCCATCTGATCGGCGAGCCACCTCTCGAGGAAGACCAAGAAAGAAACACAGATCTGATGGTTTTAAAAATGGATGCCGTCAGGATCGGATGCAGAATCAGGACAATTGACTACATAGACAGATATGGTGATGAGTTTACGATTAGGGCTGGACGGCCAAGTGGCATTAAAACCGAAATGTCAAAAATTATCGAAGGTTGGGGGGATTATTTTTTCTACGGGTTTGGAGATGATTCCGGCCTGAAGCAGTGGACGCTGGCAAGACTTAATATTTTCCGCCTTTGGTATAACTCACAATTGTATTACGGCAATCGCCCTGGAGTTAAAAAAAACAACAAAGATAATTCAAGTTTTTTTATAGCATTTAAATGGGCCGATTTACCTAAAAAATTCATAGTCGCATCGCATGAAAACAATTAATCACAAAGCGGAATAAAGGGCAGGGTTAAACAATCGAGAAACGAAAAGGAAGATGTGATGAAAGAAAAACCGATAATTTTCAGCAGTGAAATGGTCCGGGCAATTCTGGAAGGCCGGAAGAGCCAGACGCGGCGGGTGGTTAAACATAAATACCCACTATTCGACGCGCCCGCCACGTGGAAAGCGTATCATGTCAGTGATTATGGCTTTGGTTTTGAAACGGGTGAAGAATTTGTAAAAAGCCCCTACGGTCAACCCGGAAATCGGCTTTGGGTGAGGGAGAATTATTGGATTACTGAGGTTGGGGGGCAAGGAATAGGAAATAAGTTTTTGGTTTATGACGAGGAAATCCTGAGCAACGAACCCAGCCCAAAGGAATTACGCCCCATCGAAACCACCTTAACGTGGGGCCACCATCCTTCAATCCACATGCCCCGCTGGGCCAGCCGGATCACGTTGGAGATAACAGGCGTCAGGGTTGAGAGGGTAATGGAAATTTCTGAAGCGGACGCAAAGGCAGAAGGTGTCAATGCTGATGATTTTAGAAGCGGGTTTGATGGTATTTTAGGCCGCGAAAATCGGATTTTGTTTGCCAGTCTATGGGACTCAATCAACGGCAAGAAACCGGGCCGGTCATGGGCTGATAACCCATTTGTATGGTGCCTTGAATTTAAACGGGTGGAGGATAGCTCATGGACCACAAGCGAGAGATCTTGAAGATGGCGATGCAGTCGGCCACATTCACAAAAGTTAAGGTTATTAATGCTTGTGTTTTTGTGTTGGAAAATAAACAATCTCGAAAAGGAGAACAAAAATGGCGACTGAAGTGAAGATTGGGGATTTGATTGTCAGGTCTGACAGCCAATGTTGGACTGTTTATCGCCCCATGATTGTTGAGAAGGGAAAGACGAAGGGCGAGAAATATGAAGCAATTATCGGCTATTATCCTTTTTTATCAACCTGCCTCGAGGCAATCCTTGATCGTGACGTTAGCGGTACTGACAAAAAAAACATTGAAGAGCTTTTGAAGGAAGTTAAGTATTTGAAATATCGGATTGAAGAGTTAAAGAAAGAAGAATTTGAGGCATGCAAGGTCGAGACTGTGAAGCGGTACGAGGCAGGCGGGAGAGGATATCGGTAATGGAAAGATTGTCTGAAGCGATGTGGTTTATTACCACTCCGAAACGCCCGAGTAATTTAGAGGTTGATCGGCTGTGCTCGCATATTTCTATGTCGAAGGAATTGATAAATTTAAGGAACAAATACCAGAAAGGCATAGATGATGATGAAGAAGGTTGTCGAGTGGAGCTTTTTAAATGACCCATTACGCAACAGACAAACTCGCCCGCGCCAACCAACTTGGCTACCCGGATTATTTATCCGCACTGATAGCGCTGTATTGCGATGAGCAGCTATCCTTCGCGCAGGTTGGGCGATATTTTGGGATTACCTGGACTGCTGTGAGATACCAAATCAAACAAGCGGGTATGCCGATACGCGGCAGGGGTGGTGATAACAATAGGCTTAGGGGGGGGATAATTGTCAACAAAAACCAGTGTTTTAAAATCAAGAGCTACAACAGCCTCCCGGGCGCGTGTCGGTTTTGACCCGAGCTACCGGGATGGAGCTGAAGGGTTTATTAAGTTCTGTGAGGAGAACATCCGGGTTTCTGTTACGCCAGTTGGAAGTTTTGCTCCGAAATGGATGTACCTTGGCGAGTTGCCTAACGATAAACACCCGATAACTGGGAGATCTTATAAAAGTTTTTGGGAAAGGCACAAAGAGATAGTAAGGGAATGCTTAAAGATGAAAGACGGTATTTTTGTTTATCGTCGCATTATTCTTTGTTGGATGCGAGGTGAGGGTAAATCATTTTTGTTGTGTTTGATAATTATTTGGAAATGGATGAATTTCCCGAAGCAGACGCTGATGTTATGTGCCAACAGTAAAGATCAGTCAGTCCTTGTTCATTATAAGGAAATAGTCGGGATATTAAACAATAGCCCGAAGTTATTAAAGATTATTGGCGGTAAAAACATTCAGCAGAAAGAAATACGGCTGAGAGACAGTAAAGGGAATGTGGTGTCAACGATAGCTTCAGTCACTACATTCTCAGGACTTATGAGCAACATTAACGGATACACCTTTTCAGAATTTTTCGAGCTAAAAAATCATAAATTTTTTGAGGACATAGATACAAGTTTACGAAACATAACCAATGCTTTCGGTATGATAGACACAACCGTGTCTGGCAAAAACCATCCCCTTTTCCATATCTATCAAAAAGTAAATTCCGGAGAAGATACAGCTACATATTTTTCTTACCGATGCAGCCCAAACGGAGATTACCGCGACTTTTGGCATCCGAACATGACGCAGGAGCAATTAGAATCGTTTAAGGTTGTGCATTATGTCGGGAAGGGATTTGATAGGCTTTTTAAAAACATATGGGAAGCTGGAGAGGATAAGGTTTTCTCTAAGGCGGAGGTTGAATCGATTTATTATCTGGGCGCGTATGGGAATCTAAATAACCACGTGGAAGTTTTAACTGCCGTCAAACGCCTGCAAAAAATCCGGGAGAATGATCGGAAGCTGACCGAGGAATCTGGGTTGGATGGTGAACGATATGACTTGATTTATTCTAGTCAGAAACAGATCCAAGAAATAAACCAGATTTTGTGGCCGGCAGACAGAGAGTATAAGCTTCAAACAGAAAACAGGTATCCGAGATATTGTTCGATTGAGGAGCTGGAACATCTTGGAGATTTGTATGACACCGACTGGTGTGTTTTGACCGGGATGGATAGAGCTGCACCTATCGAAGGGAAGAGAACAAACGCCCGAACGATTGCGGTGGCGGTGGCGAAAGGACTACCACAAAGCAGGACTCGCCCCGAGATTGGGACGCTGGAAGTGCCGAAGTATTTGTATGTTCTTATAGCGCTGGATTTTCTGGAAAGCAGTTCCCTCGAATCCATGAAAAAGTTTTTAAGGGATATCGACATGGAGTATGGAGGCATAAATTCATATTGCTCTGAGCCGTGGGGAACTTGGGATTTATCTGGAATTTGCGAGGAGCTTAATATCAAGTTTGATCTGGTGCATCCAAGCCAGTCTAAGCAATTAGCTTTGTTTACAGAGCTTTATATGGTTATCAATGATGGGCGGTTCAAGTCGGCAAGATTGGCGATCCCGGGGTCAAGGGCTAACGACATCCTTGAGGAAGAGCTTTTAGAGTTCGACCATGATCCGGATAAGAAGTGGTTCGGATCCACGGAGAAGAAAAAGAAGCATGGCATCCAGGACGATAGCGTGTATGCATTGGCGCATGCCTTGTATGGCGGGCGGTTTTTGTCAGTGGATGATTTTGAGCAGAGATCAGGAATGGAGTTCCTGGGGAGTTTTTATGAGGATAAGCGATTAATCGGGCAGTATTAACCATAGAATCGGAACTGTCAAAATATGATTTGGTATGTGCCAACTGTCATCGTGTGCGAACGCAAAAAAAAGAGGATCGGAAGTGCAAAAAAAACGAAACGCAGTAATTTGTGCCGTTCCCCAAGATAAGCAGATATAACAAGGAGTGCATAGTAACGGAAAAAATAGACGGCACATCCGCCTGTATTTGCATTGGGGGAGACGGCGGATTACTTACCGGCAGCAGAGCCGGATGGATTACCCTATATGATGATAATTTCGGGTTTGCCAGGTGGGTCTGTGAACACAAAGAAGAAATCTCATCTCTTGGTCCTGGCCGACATTTTGGGGAATGGTGGGGCTCTGGTATTCAGAGAGGCTACGGATTAAAAAATGGGGCAAAGCGGTTTTCGTTATTCAACACTGTCAGATGGGGAACAATCCGGCCTGCTTGTTGCGACGTTGTGCCTATACTTTGGCAAGGAACGTTTGATGATTTAAACATCCATGCGATTATGGATAGCTTGCTTAAACGTAGGAGTTCCGCTTCAATAGGGTTTATGAGGCCGGAGGGGATTGTAATTTATTATGCTGCTGCTCATATCGGATTTAAAAAAACATTTGAAAAAGACGGCCTTGGAAAGTGGTACAAAAAATCTCTCCCATAAAAATATTTCGGTAAGCTGTTTTTTTTTATTGACAATCGCTTACGATATTGAATAAAGATAATCAGCAAGCTATATTTTTTATCAAGATAAGTAAGGCGGAGATGAAACAGAAAGAAATCGAAAGGTTTATCAACAAGAACATCCCTGATGAAGTTATGAATGAAATTATCAAGGGGGTCACGTTTTCTGTTCCTTGGCAATATGATGCCGGTTCCGCAAAAACCACCGACGCAGATGGAGCCCCGATCGCTTCAGGCGGCACGCCGATTTTAAATATGAGCCGTGCCGAACTCCAATCGGAGTGTTGGACTAAGTTTGAAACCAACCCGCAGGTCAATACCGCAGTCCGCGATGAGGTTGGTCGGCTAACTGGTTTAGGTTTCGAGTCAACCTCAGAGATAGAAGAAATCCAAGATGTCATTGAAAAAATCGAAACCGATTGGCGAAATCGGTTGTATCATTTCTGGCCCAAATACGTTGCGAGGCACAAGATCGAGGGTGAACTTTTCCTTTGTCTTACCTGCCATGTGGATGGCTTTATTGAAGTGGATTTTATAAAACCCGGGGATGTCGATGGTATCCTTTGGCACCCTTTTAAAGCCGTTATGCCTCTCTTTTTCAACATCAAGATTAAAAACCAAAAAGGCTTAATCGAAACCCATCAAGTTCCAAGCGTGTTTATTGCCAGGGCGCCTAAAGAGATGGTGGAGATTGCGATTGAAGACATTCTGTTTGACGCTGTGAGTCAAACAGGCAGTCGATCGGCAGACTCCAGCTTTAAAAAGCTTGGTGGATATAACAGGTTTATTATCAATCTTGACAGGGGTTTAGTAACCAAGCGGGCCACAGGCTATTTGAAAACCATCCTGACGTGGTTGAATAAATACGAGATGTTAAAGAACTGGGAGATCGATCATAAACGATCTGCCGGCGCTTACCTGTGGGTGATCACATGTGAAGACCCTAAAAAATTCAAGAAATGGCTGGCGATGTCTGATGAGGACAAAAAGAAGACTGGCCTAACTGCAGCGAAAACTCCAGGCGGCACCCTCTTTCTGCCGCCTGGGTTCAAGATGGAAGTTAAGAATCCTCAGCTACCCAACATTTCCGACAGCGATACCGACATTATTGGTATGGTGATATCCGGATTGAACGCGAACGAGAACTCCATCATGGGGGTCAATAAAGGGACGTTCGCTTCCGTAAAGGAATCCCGTGGTCCACAAAGCGACAGAACTGCCGATGAGATTGCTTATTTCTCCAGATTCCTAATTAACGACTTTTGGGGGAACATCTTCTTTTTAATGAACAAGGTTATCGGGTTTCCCAATACGTTCAAACGCCGGGAAGCTTGGTCGTTTAAAAACGGGAAGCCTATTTTTAAGTATAAGAGACGCCGCCCAGAGGAGTTTGTTGATTTGTCGTTCCCTGTGTCCGAGTCAATCGATCTTAGCGCAAGATCAACTGCCTTGCTTGGCAGCAAACATGGACCGTTAAACGAAACGCTTGGGGTGCCAGGGTCAAAGCTTGCATCTCTAATGGGGTTTGGAGGCTATGGCCGGATGCGGTTGCGACACGCCACAGAGAAAGAGCAATACCCTGAATTAATTTATTCAATGAACGCCGAGTCGATACAAGAAAAACTTGAAGGGGAGCCAAAGGCCCCGAATAAGAAAGTAGCTGAAAAGGAGCAAAAAAATGACGGCGACGACGGAAAAGAATAATACTCAATATATAGGGGCCCTCACGCCAGAGCGTCTTATCGAGATGTATTATCGGCTAACCCTCCAGCCGATTTGTATCAATCCGGAATACTTAAAGAAATTAAAATCAGCTATCGTTTCGATGAAGTCCGGTAACGATTTGTCTGATTTCTTTTTTATGGAAGCGCCAGAGTTAAATGCGAACTCTGTAACGGTTAAGAACGGGATTGCCAGGTTTATGGTTAAAGGCCCGATCTATAATGAAGATCCTGAAGATTTCTGGGTAAAGGCCGGGTACGAAGCCTCTTACAAGGCGATACGGAATTGTGTGCTTGAATGCGTCGAGCTGAAACAGGCAGGAAAAATTTCAGCCGCCGTGATGGACATTGAAAGCCCCGGAGGAATAGGCGGCCCGCTGTTTGATCTTATGGAAGAGATCTATAACCTTAAAACTGAGTTGCCTGTCGTTGCCTATATCGACAACTATGGTTTTTCAGCAGCTCAAGGGTTGGCCGCCGCATGCTCTAAGGTCTGGGTATCCAATGGTGCGAGATGTGGTTCGATTGGTTCGATTATTGTTCATGAAAATATTTCAGAGGCCCTGAAGAACGAGGGGGTTTCTGTTGAGACGTTCATTTATGGCAAAAAGAAAGACCTTGGTGTATCGTTCAAGCCACTGACAGATGAAGCCCGGGAAGAGTTCCAGGCGATCGTGGATCAGCACGGTAAAGAGTTTACCGAACTTGTAGCGAAATATCTGAGAAAAAGCTTTAAAGCCATTAAAGACCTTGAAGCGGGTACATTCTCAGGGAGGGAAGCGATTGAGGTTGGTATTGCACACAGGATTGTTCTCGAGCATTCTGTCCAGTCGCTTATGGAGTCACAGTTTCCATTAAAAATCAACAAAAAGGCGAAGGGGGTGGAAAGTAAAATGGATATTATTACTTTTAAAACCGAAAATCCGGATCTGTATGCAGCGATTGTAGCCAGCGTCGGTCAGGAAATCCGCAAAGGGATCACTGAAGAAGACAATACGCGGAAAGATCTGGAGGCAAAGGTGACAGCGCTTGAAACGGAGAACAAGGAAAAAGATTCCGTCATCGCTGAACAGAAAGAAAAAATCAAAGACCACGAAAAGACGGAGGCAGTTCACCTTGAGCAGATGACCAAAGCTCAGGCGGACGGGATTTTAAAGGCGGCCCTTTCCAAAGAAGGGTGCTTGGTGCCGGCAGGACTGCATGCCAAAGTCGAAGTGGATTATGTCAAGTTTCTGAAAGAAGACCGGACGCTTGACGCTGAAGCCTATACCACCGCAGTTGCGATAGAGGTTCAGGATTGGGAATCCCGGTTTGAAAAGAAAGACACGGTCGCAGGGTTTGGTTCAGGCGGAGCCCCAGCAAAAGATGACAAGCCGGATATCGACAAGATCAACGTCATGCGGAAACAGGCAGGTCTTCCTCCTGTTGAAAAAAAATAACGCAAAAACAAAAATGATAAGGGGGGAAAAATGAGTGATACTCCAAATATAACAAGGGGATCGCAAAGCAATTACCGGAGACTTTTTAAGTCCAACCCGGATTCCGCGATTATTAGACCGATTACTCTTCAGGCTGGGTATGGTAAAATTGAACTCGGTACAGCTATGGCTGTAAATGGATCGGCTGCCGGCAATAAGGGGAAGTACATCCCATATGATCCTACCACTGTAACCGGCGCTGAAATCGCTCCTGGGCGTGCCTATCTGGTCCAAAATAGCGAGACCACGGCGAGCATCCTGTATGTGACGATGGATGACAGCTACAAGTTCTCCGTCGCGGACGATGTTTATATCCATGATGACACGACAACTCTCGAACAGCTTGGCGCCATCACCGCCATTAACCGGACGACCTACACGCACATGGCAGCAATCACCGTCGCCACGGCAACTGGCGAGACCAGCTTCACCACCGCACGGTTTGCTTATCTGTGCGTTGAAGGTTCTGACATTTGTATCGGTATTCTTCAACAAACTCGGGACACCGGCGCAGGAAGCACAGCGGCTGGGGCGCTTGGTGCGCTCATTAAGAAGAATGCCCTGCTGTACAATGGTATGACCACAAATGTTGACTCAGCAGCACGGACGGACATTTCCGCCTCTGTCGATGGTCAGTATTTGTCTCTTTAATTTAAATAAGGAAAGGGGGAACTTTCTATGCAAGGATACAGCGATATTGATGAACTGAAGCTCTCGACGATCAGTGGGTATTTTCAGCTTTTTACAGCCGACCCGCAGCTCCGTCTTCTGAGCCTGTTCCCGACTACCATATCCGAGACTGATTCTATTAAATGGGACAGCACGGTTGGCGGAAGGGGTATGGTCCCGTTTAAAGGCCCTGGGCAGGAAACGCCCATGGGTTATAGCCGGGGCATTGCACAGCACGAAGCAAAGGTTGCCTTCTTCGGTCAAAAGCGATATTACGACGAAGAGTTCTTGAACAACCTGCGCCAGCCCGGGACAACCGCACAGAAAATGGTGGCGTCTCAAAAGCTGTCCATGGAAATGGCGGAGATGGGCAATATGTCTATGCGCCGGCGTGAGTGGATGATTTCTCAGATGCTGTGGAATAATGGGTTTACCTATAAATCCACCGGAGACACTACCATAGAAGTTGATTACGGCATCCCCAGCTCGCACATTGTTACCGTTACTGCTAGTAAAAGCTGGGATAATGGAGCCGATCGGACCATCCTCGCTGATTTCAACACAGCGAACCGGACTGTCCGGGATGCATGCGGTGCTACCATCGTAAGAGCGATCAGTAACTCGTCCGTCCTGGAATATATTGCCTCTGATAACGACATCCTAACCCTGCTCTCGAAGTCAACCTTTGGAGACGGGAATCTGTTCAGTGGCGGGAATGAACTGATCAACGCGAACCCCAGCATCATTGGGAACCTGTTCCATAAAAACCTGATCTATGAGGTTTATGATGAACAGTATGAAGTCCGCGCCAACCTGACCGCTGTTGTTACCGCAAGCTCTACCACGACTATCTCTGTTGATGACGCGGCTGATTTTGTGGCTGGCGGCACCCTGACGTTCGTGGATGCTTCTGCTGGGACTTCTGAGTCTGAGACCATCGCCTCTGTTGATGAAGACGCCGGAACTGTGACTGTTTCGTCCGCGCCTTCGACTAGCTACAAAGCGACCGAGGACTATGTTTATATGAATCGTCCTTTCATTCCGGATGATTACATGGTCTTTTTTGCTGACAGAGTCCAGGGCCAGAACATAGCGGAAATGGTGGAAGCTCCTTTCGGCATCCCGGCAAGGTATGGTATGTTCGCTGATACCTGGGATCGGAAAGACCCGGAGGGAATTTGGCTAAGGGTTCAGGATAAATGCCTACCGGTTCTTAAAATAACCGGGGCGGTCTATGCTCTGAAGGTGAAACCTTAATCTATGACTATTGACAGGTGCAGGGAAAAGGAGGTTATACCATGACAAGCAAATATAGACCGAAGATGCAGATAAACCTTGGCCGTGTTATGGCCGACCAGGGCGGATTGAATCTTTATGCACAAATATCAGAAGCGATTACGGCTACCACAACCAATCGCACATTAGGCGCTGCTCCATTCGCTGGATCAGTAAAGAACGTCTGGATCTCCGTGGGTGCTTCTGGTAAAGACGACG